ACTAGGAGTTTATTTTCAAGAGAATCCTAATGTAAAAACATTAAAACCTTTTGAAGGAGATTCACTAATAGAAGGAAGATTTGGGCAATCAATAAGATTCGGAAGTTCTAATCCATACAGAGCAGATAATGACACTTGGTCTACTGGAGTAACACAAAATAATTATCAAGGAAAACCAATAACGATAATAGTAAATGGTCAAGGAAAGCCTAGCGTAAAAAACTCGGATATATTTTCTACAACAGTAGAGGATGTTTCTAGAGACGATTCTTCAATCTATCTAACGTCAGGTCAACTTCTTAGAACTCTAAACGTATCTGATATAAAGTCTAAAAAGTATGAATTTCCGTATAAAGGAAATCAAGCTTTAATATGTTCAGATAGAGTAATGCTTTATTCTAAAAATGAAAATGTGCTTATCTTCTCTAAAAAAGAAATAGGGATATCTTCTAATATGCCAATCAGCATGTATTCAGGAGAAAACGTAGTTATCAATTCTCCAAAAATACAACTTGGTGATGAGCTAGCTAGAGAACAAGCTATGCTAGGTACGACTTTTACAATACAGCTTAAAAGATTATTAGAGAATCTAATTTCTGCAGCTAGTTATTTGCAAGATGCATCTACAACAGATCCAGGAACTACCGCTATTAAAACTAGAATAGCTGGTAAAGAAATACAACACGCTAGTCAAGTTATGCTAAATTATTTAAATGAAGATCTCCATCTTTCAAAAACTACGTACATTAAATAATGGCAACAAGTATTAGAATAGGCACAAAAATACAAAATAAAACTTCAGAGTTAACAGAGGCTCAGAAGGATAAAGCTGCTAAGCATAAACAAAAAATAGATACAAGTAACGCTAAAAAGGAACAAAATTTTAAAGACGTATCTTCTAGACTTAGTGGAAAAACAATAAAATCTTTTGGATTGCAGAATACAACTTCTGCAACTGGATTAGAGAAAGCAATATTTGTAGCAGGAGATGCATTAATACGAGCACAACAAGCTGTAGATGACGTATTTTATGGTAAGTATGAAGGAGTTCCAGAAGAAGTAAAAAATAAATTTGTTCGATCAATAAAAAAAGCTCTTGATCAAGGATTGATTACAACTTTCGATACGTTATCTGGCATAGATCTTTGTAATGTATTAAACTATGCGTTAACTCCTCAAAATCAAAATAATTCTAAATACCCTAAATTTGATCCAGAAAATAAACCTACTAATAATCTAGAAATCGCTAAGTGGAATTTACAAAAAGCTGCTTACGATACGCAATTAAAAATAGATCAATATAACTCTAGCTATCTAGATACATCAAATCAAGAATCAAAAGCTAAAGCAATCTATTCAATAATAAACGAAATAAAAGATTCGTTTAAAGAAGTATCTGATCCAACGAATGTATCTGCTTTAAGAGATCAAAGATTAATATCAAGTTTTCCTCAAATAAGTGTTGTAACTGAAGCACTTGAAAAATACTTCGGTGATTTTAATAAGTACACAGATTACAGACAAATACCATCAGAAGATTTACAAAGATTAATAACTAATATAGATAAAATACGAGAAATCTGTATCTTAATTCAAGGATTAACTACACCAGCTTCTGCTATATCATTTGTAGACACCGTTTTTCCAAACGCAAATATAGCTGAACAGATACAAAGACTTGAGAAGTTAATTCCAAAAGAATTGCTTTACAAATTTCTAACAGTTATAGTTAAGACGCTTAGTAAACTGCAATCAGTATGTAATGTCTTTTCTACTTTTATAAACTTTGGACAAAAGATAATAAGTATTACAGTCTTAGTTTTAAATGCTCTAAAGATCGTAGTTAAGTTTTTAAAAATACTACCGATTCCATTAATTTTTTCAGTGTCTGGAGTAGAAAGAACTATAGATGATATATTACAAAATGTTGTTTTAAAATTTATAGATAAGATTTTACAAGTTTTAAACCAAATAAATGTACTATTGTCATTATGTGCAGCTATTGTTGAACAAGTTAGCATAGGAATATACTATATAGTTGGAGTAATTAATTCTATGATAGCGAATCTAAAAGGATGTGCTAACGTAGATACACAATTGGTGGGTGATATGGAGACTCAAAGAGATAATCTATTGAGTACTGCAAATGGATTTGAAAGTTTTGTAGACAATTATAAAAACAAAAACACTGAATTAAACAATACCATAGGAAAATACACTATTCAAATAGTAACAGAAGAAGTAGTAGATGACGCTATAAACTTAAGGAGACGTTATGGAATAGCACAAGAGGTAAATGGTACGATCGTAGCCAAATCTCAACCAACATTTGCATCAGATGATAGAATTATAGTTAATGAAGTAAAACAACAGTTATCAACCCTCGGATTAATAAAATCAGAAAACTTATCTTCGTTTACTCTTGAGGAATTAAATACACTAGAAGAATCAGTTAAGTTTTTAATGGACGATACTATATCTTTTAATGCTGTAGAAAATACCGATTTTGATAACGGACTTGATGCTGGAAATAATGAGAATGAAAATGATGGTGTTGGAATTAATGCATTCGTGAATAAGTTACAAGGAGGAAAGAAGCTTAGAGAGAGAATGAGAAAGATGATGAAACAGAATTCTGATAAGCTCAAATCTGATTTAGGTAAAACTAACGTAAAGGTTAATACTGATAATTTACCTGGACAAAATGATAAAACAAGCGAAGAAATAGAAAAACTTGAAAAAGAAAAAGCGGATCTTCAACAAAAAATGGCAATTTCAAAGAGTAGCGGAGAAAAATTAGTATACGCTACAAAAATAAAACAGCTAGATAAAAAAATAGAAGAGCTGGAAAATAAATAAAAATAATATTTATAAAAGATATGGAAAAGAAAAGCGCAAACGAAATCATAAGGCAAATAATAAGGGAAGAAATTACCCGAGCCTTAAGAACTGAGCTTCCTAAGATCCTTAGTGAATCAACAAAACCAGTTATATCCCAACAAAAAAAGTCGAATCAACCTCCGATGACCTTAAATTCATCACCTATGGTAAGATTTGAAGATGTTAAATTTAAACAATCAAGCAATCCTTTAGCTGCTCTGCTAAATGAAACTGCCAAAGATATGCTTAATGAAGACAATACAATGCATTTTTCAACAGCTGACGTTGGAGCAGGAATGCATCCAGCTATGGCATTTCAACCAAGAGAAGTTGCAACAGGTGGAGTAAGCGATATGCTAGCTACAGCAAAACCTAGTTCAAATATCGATGCAGTACAAATAAATGTAGTTCCTGACTATTCTGCCATGATGGAAAAAATGGGAATTTAATAGATGGCATACGGATTAAAAAAAATATCACCATTAGATCTTAAGCCTTCGACTGGAGTTGGAGTTAAGCTGCCTTTCATGTCTCCAAGTGTATTTACAACTGTATATACTACTAAGGAACAATTGAAATATAACATTCTTAATTATATGCTTACTGATCTTGGTGAAAGACCAATGAATCCTAATTTTGGAATGGGTCTAAGATCTAGATTATTTGAAAGCATTACTGAAAGTACTCTCGATGATATAAAGCAATCAATACAAACTCAAATAGAGAATATGTTTCCAGTAGTTCAGATACAGAGATTAGATGTGATAGGGCAACCTGGATACAGTTCAATAAATATTCAATTTAGTTATATAATAAAGACCTCTAAAGAAAACGATTCAATACTATTAAAGATACAAAACGTCTAAGATGCCTAATAATATAGATGTAAAATACCTAAACAAAGACTTTTCGACGTTTAAAAACGAACTGATCGAGTATGCTAAGTCATACTATCCTACGGTTTATAACGATTTTAGTCAAGCATCACCAGGAAGCATGTTCATTGAAATGGCTTCTTATGTAGGAGATGTACTCTCTTTCTATCTTGACAACCAACTTCAAGAGACTTTCTTACAGTATGCCAAGCAAAAGAATAATCTTTACACTATGGCGTATATGATGGGATACAGACCCAAAGTTGTATCAGCCGCTATAGTTGATCTTGATGTTTATATGAGAGTTAATGCTCTAGGTAGCACTCCAAATACTTATCCAGATTGGTCATCAGCTATTACGATTCAACCAGGAATGCAAGTAAAGTCAAACATATCAAACAACGTTTCTTTTTACGTTCCTAATAAAGTAGATTTTACAATGTCTTCTTCAATGGATCCAACAGAAGTTAGTGTGTATACGATTGATGGATCTGGAAATCCTACTAGTTATCTTCTAAAAAAGGCTACTCAAGCTTTATCTGGTCAAGTTAAGACTACTACTTCTACTTTTGGAAATGCTCAAAGGTATTCTACTATAGCAATACAAGATAGCAATATTATATCTGTTCTTAAAGTAATAGATTCTAGCAATAATATATGGTACGAAGTTCCTTATTTAGCTCAAGACTATATACTTAATCCTGTAGAAAACACAGCTGCTAACTATCCTTCTTTGTATCAATACGCTAATCAAGTGCCATACATGTTACAAAAGGTAACAGTTCCTAGAAGATTTACTACGAGATTTAAAACTGATAATACTTTAGTTCTTGAATTTGGACCAGGAATAAATTCAGTAGCTGACACTGCAGTAATTCCAAATCCTAATACAGTGGGTGTAGGACTTACTACGGGATTGACCTTACTTAATACAGCGTTTGATCCTACTAACTTTGTAACTACACAGACTTATGGTCTCGCTCCTCAAAATACTACACTAACTATAACTTATTTAGCAGGAGGAGGAGCGGAGTATAACGTTCTTTCTAATCAATTGACGATTCCAACTTTAGTTAACGCAGGATCAGGAGACACTACTACTGTAGTAACTAACAATCCTAATCCAGCTTCTGGCGGTGGTGATGGTGATACAGTAGAAGAACTAAGACAAAACATCGCAGTAGAGTTCTCAAGTCAGTTAAGAGCAGTAACACAAGAAGATTATTTAGCGAGAGCTTTAAGTATGCCTGCTAAATTTGGAAAGATAGCTAAGGCATTTATTACAAAAGACGATGGAACTTTTACTAATTACAATCAAAACGATCCTAATCAAAAGGATCAAATCTTGGTTAGTATGTATGTTCTAGGTCTTAACAGTAATGGAAACCTAGCTTCGCCTTCAGCAGCGCTTATTCAAAATCTGCAGACTTACATCTCTGAGTATAGAATGATGACAGACGCTGTAGATATAAAGCCAGCATACATAATCAACATAGGTTGTAATTTCGATATAACAGTAAGACCAAACTATACAAGTCAAGACGTTATTTCTAGATGTTTGATTCAACTACAAGACTATTTTAATGTAGATAATTGGCAGATTAACGAACCTTTACAACTATCAGACGTTTATACACTTCTTGATCAAGTTACAGGAGTTCAAACTGTTAAAAAAGTAGAAATCGTAAATAAGTCTGGAGTATCTAGCGGATATTCTGATTACAGTTACGATATACCTGGAGCAATATTAAACAACGTTATATATCCATCTTTAGATCCAAGCATATTTGAAGTTAAATACCCTAATTCAGATATTCAAGGTCGCGTAGTAACAATGTAATAAAAAGAAAATGGCAGTATATAAAATATTCCCTTCCTCAGATGCAACCTTATACTCAAAGTATCCAGCTCAAAACACTGGACTCGATGAAATACTAGAAGTAGCAGTAAAAAATAATGATAACCCTGCAAATTCATTAGTAGCTGGAATCCCTAGTACTGCTTTATACGATGATATAAGAAGATCGCTTATAAGATTCAGTGACTCTGATTTAACGAAAATAAAATCATTTGCTACAGGATCTTGGAAAGCTGGATTAAAATTGTATCTTGCAAATGCAGAGAATTTAAGTACTACATATAGCTTAGAGATAAGACAAGTTTCTCAATCATGGGATATGGGAACTGGTCAATTTGGAGATAGTCCTGAAACTAGAAACGGTGTTTGTTGGTATAGTACGTCTTCTTATTACACTAGTGCTTCTTCTTGGGCTTCTGTGCCTAATCAATATTTCATGACTCCTGGAGGAGGTTCTTGGACTGGATCGTATTTTGGATCTCAATCTTTTGACTATAATTCTCCAAAAGATGTAAATGCTGACGTAACTAGAATAGTCAATTCTTGGTTTAGTGGATCTGCAAATAATGGATTTATCGCTAAGCTTCCAAATTCAATAGAAAGCAGTTCTTTAAGCTATATTGGACTTAGCTTCTTTAGTGTAGATACTCATACAATATATCCTCCTACTTTAGAAATGAAATGGGATGATAGCTCATATACTGGAAGTTTATCTGAAATATCCGATTCTAATTTTGTAGTTACTATAGGAAATAATCAAGGCATTTATAAGACACAAACAGAAAAGGTTAAGTTTAGGATAAACGCTAGAGACAAGTATCCGGCTAGGGTATTTATCACTTCTTCTTTTTATACTGTAAACAAGAGACTTCCTCAAACTACTTATTGGGCAATACAAGACATGAAAACAACCGATATGGTAGTAGATTTTGATACTGACTATACAAAAGTAAGTTACGATCAGAACGGAAGTTTTGCTAATCTTTACTTAAATGGTCTTGAGCCAGAAAGATATTATAAACTATTAGTAAAGACTACACTACCTACAGGAGAAACTATAGACGTAGACAATGAT